TCTCGACAGCGGGGAAGATGACCTTGAGGTCTTCGGGAACCACGCTAAGGGGTGTGCCGGGCTGTGCCAGAAGCCAGGTGTAGATCTCTCGAATCGCAGGACCAAGGACCAGGCTCTGCTCCGAGGCGACCTGCTGATTCCAGTTCTCGAGGTCGCTGGCGCCAGTGGCGTTTTGCCCCGCCGGCTGCATTCCCCAGAGAATCGTGGACGGCATCCCTGCCGCCCCTGATACCCGCACCATTGCCGTGGTGACCACGTTACTCGCCTCGCTCAGGCTCGCCTCGACGCGCTCAAACGTCTCTTCCATGTCGAGAATGACCGCACGGTACGCGGATTTGGCGGTGTTGATGAGCTCGAACCGCTTCGCCAGCAATTCGCCGTTTTCGGACGCGAGCAGGTCCAAAAGCGCCTTGACCTTGTAGACCGGAATGCTCGATTCCGCGAGCGTGTGCAGCACCGAGTCGAAGCTGGCGTCGAACTTCTTCAAGAGGTCGTAGACCCGATGAAGGACGCTCTTGCCCCAGCCCTTGTCACGGACGGTCTGTTTGCGACTGATTCGGATACCGTAAAACGGGATGACCCGGCTCTCGTGAAGCGGCAGTCTTGGGTTGATGGTCTGTCCCTCGTTGAGGACAAGCTGCTCGAGCTCGTAGAGCTGGACCTCGCCGTAGTTCTGACTCGACGGGTCGGCATAGAACGTCTGGCCCCGTAGCTCAGCGCTCGAATAAGCCCGGAGCAGGGAGACAGGCGAACCGAGCAGGGCAGGGGTCCGAAGGTTGCCCTCGACGCCGATGAACACGCCACCGCCCCCGTAAAGCCTCGCGTAGGTCCGCGCCTCCTGAACCTCACGGGTCACGCCGTAGGTGCTCTCTCCCCAGTCCACGACGTTTCGGCGGTCTTCGTCGGTGGCGCCTTCCCAATCGAGCTGATAGCCGGAGCGGAGCGCGTCCCGGACGATGCGGTCCACGATGGCCGCAGCGATGTCATGCCCGGTATACAGCTCCTCGAGCAAGGAGTTGTCGAGCTCGCCACTGGCCCGGAATGACAGCGTGGTGAACTTGTCGGCGGCATAGCCCGCTCCGGTGATCGCGCTGATGAATCCGTCCATGTTGCGCATGAGACGGTCCTCGCGTGACTCGATTTTGGTAATTTTTTTTGGAGAGGTCATGCGCTGATCCTTTTCGCCATCTTGTCCGCAAACATGAAGGCACTGTACAGGTCGAAGGGCTTCTCGCCCGTGATCCAAGCCAAGTAGTTACATACCGAATCCACGATGTCGTCATGGCGCATCGCCGGGAATCCCGTCATCTCGTGAATCAAGTCATTCATCCATGCCGCGTACCGTGGGAACCGCACGTCTCCCCGGTCAAAGAGATAGCTGACCGTAGACGCCCTGGCTTCTTTGCTGGCTCTGCCGGTCTTGAACTCGAAGATGCGCTCCACCCCCGCTTCTTTCAGCACCTCGAGCACCGCATAACCGGACGCACTCTTCTCAATCAGACAGTTGGCACGCGGGTAGTACCGGAGGACGTCGAGGATTGCTCTGGCGGTCTCCACAAACCCCATTTTCTTCCGGACCATGTCCACGAGGTAATGCTTCCCGTCGCTCAGTCCTCGAGCCCAGACGGTGAGCACGGCATAGTCACTGGTACGCTCGCCCGTGAACGTGAGGTCGCAGCTCACGGTGTACTGGACCACCCGTGGCAGCGCGTCGTAGCGTCCTTCGAAGTGCTCCACCTTGAAGATGTTGCCGTCCTCGGGGACCGGACGCTGGCTCAACTGAGCTTCTGCAATGCGCGGGTCTCCAAAGTGTTCTTTCAGGCGTTCCACGTCCGCGAGCGTGGTTCGTAGCGGGCTCAGAATCTCGCCAGGTTCGGTGCGCCAGTCCTCCCCGACGGGCGTCTTACAGTGCCGCTCGGGGTCGTACTGCATCGGGAGACAGACGTGCGTGAACTTCTCGCCACTGTCGAGCACGTAGGCCGACAGGTCACGCTGGCTGATACGCTGCTGGACGATGCACATCTGGCTCTTGCCTAGGTTGCCGTAGCGGGTCGGGATGACTTCCCGATACCAGCGACCCACGTCCTCGGCATCGTTGATGGTGTCGTCGGGACGGTCCGGGTCATCGATGACGATGAGACCGCCAAACTTCTTGCCAGAGGCGTGAGCGCCCGTGATCTGCTGCCTCACCGTGACCGCCACCCTGCCGCCGCCGTGATCGTTGCTGAAGCGGTCCACCTTCTTCGCGTCGTCCAAGATCTTGATCGGCCACCGCTCCTGATACCACTCGCTTTGCACGAGCATCCTGGTCTTGCGTGCCATGTCACGGGCGAGGGACTGGTCCTTGTGCGCAAAGATGGCCTGGGCTGAGGGGTCCAGTGTCCAGAGGTGGGGCAGGGACATCACGACGCAGATCATGGACTTGCTGTGACCTGGCGGGATGTTGATGAGCAGTCGATTGCCCTCGAGCTTGCCCTTCATCAGCGCTTCCATGTGGTCGCACAGGAACTTGACGTACTTCTCCTTGATCAAGGGAGCCGGATCGATGATGGGCCATGCCTCGCAGAAGAAGTCGTAATAGCCGGACTCGCGAGAGGTCATCTCCCGCTCGAGCTCCACGAGAAGGCTCTGGGCTAGCTTGCTATTGATCTTCGTCGACATCGATCACGGGTATCTCAGCGAGTATGCGCTTCACGTCCTCTTCGTTTCCGTCATTGTCCGCGTTTACAGCCTTCAGCATCGCATGCAGAGCCCGCATCTGCCCCGAGCTGAGCACCTTCAGGTTGAAGTTGGCGGTGCGGTTGTCGATCGTGGCGCTGATGTTGCCGCTCTCCCCGTACTCTTTACGGAAGTGACTCTTGAGCAGGAACTCGTTGGCTTTGAGCTTGGCATTGGCCGCCCGTGGGTCATCGAGGGACGCGACATCTTCGACATTGGCGAGCCAGCGGTTTTCGTGTGTGCCCCTGGCCCTGGCGAAGTCGAGCGCGAACTGCTCATAGCGTGGGTCGCCGTCATGGCCGCGCCGAAGCCACTTGTAGAGGGTATGGACGGAGATGCCGACACGGTTTGCCACCTGGGTCACCGACGGCGTGTCCAGGGCCTCAGCACAGATGCGCTCAGCCAGCCGGTGGTTGAATTCCGAGGCCGGTATCCTTCCGTCGTCTTTGCGCTTGCCTATTTCGTGGATGTTCATGCGCTAGTCGCCAAATATCAAAACATGGAAGGTGAACACCTGCGTGCTCAGATTGGTCGTCGTATCTGACGATATGATCCTCGGCGCATGGATCCGCACCGTCGTTGGATTGTCGAAATAGGCAGTGGGCGCAGTGTATGTGCTGCCGAGCGTGTGGTTGACCATGACGATTGAGGTAGATGAGGCGGACAGTCCCGCTGACGTGATATCTAGGACTAAGTGAGCCGACTGCGCAATCACATCGTCAATCCCGTAATTCCATCCCACCCCCGCGCTTGGTCCCGATGTCACGACGCCCATTGCCTTGGGCGCCATCGCACTCAGCGGCACCGGCGTGGGGTCTGTCAACTCATCAAATGACGTTTCGGACCACCCAAGCCATTGCCCCATCGCGTTCCAGACCCAGTTCCACCAGTTTGCGGGCGGTCGTTCATCCGGAAGCCAGCCGGTTGCCTCCTTCCCCCCGCCGGGGTCTGTCGTTGTTCCACCGCTGGCCCAGAGCGGGATTCGTACTGTGGGTTTTGTCGCCATGATTCTCTCCTAATATGCTGCCCAGGACAAGTGTCCTCCAGTGGTCTTGGTGTCGTTCGCGAGTCCGAGGTTCGGACTGGTCTGGACGGTGCTCGGCAAGCTCGACAGCGTGAACAGAATTGAATCAACCTGGAACGCGTACACAAAGAGGACCCTCGTCCCCGCTGACGCGGCTCGGGCAACGGCTATCTTCGCTGACTGCGCGTTGTATCCAGCAGAAATCGGATAATTGACAGGGCGGAGATAGACCGTCTTTGGATAGTATTCCACGTAATCGTAGTCCGCCGTTGGCATCTGGACGACAAGCTGCACGATGTTGAGCAGCTCGACTTCGGTGCCGCGACTGAACAGAATGGCAAGCTCGGTCGTGATCGCCAGCCGGTACGCCGTGTCGTCACGGCCACCCCTGGTAATCCCAAACAGCTGCCCAATACGATCAAGCCTGTCCCCAGTCGCGTTCGCGAGAGAGCGCTCTGTGTAAAGAGGATAGGCGGCGGCTTCGAGGTCTTGAACACGCTGCAGATAACTTTGCAGAAGCAGCTTCAGGTTGACGCTACCCTTGAACTGGTCGAGCAGTCGCCCGAGCCCTGTTTCTACAATGGTGGTGTTTTCCTCGCTCATACCGAAGTCACCGTCACATCGCCAGCGGCGATGGTTCCGAGGTCACGCGCTGAAGCGATCCAGGCCACAGTGTCAGGAGTGGCATCGACAGCCTCCACAAAAGTGTTGTTGACATCCACGCTAACAACTCCGGTCAGGTCGGCGACGACGTTGATCAAATCGGATGCGTATACGCTTCGCCCAACCGTTAGATTCCGCACAGCCCAGTCCTCAATCGCCTGAGCAACCAAGGAGTCCCCGATGTAGGTGCCGTCCGTTGCCTGGGTCAGCCTCACTGCAACGTATAGGCGCACCGTGACAGGCTCCGAGTAGTAAATGGTATGGGTTCCGCCCGTCGAGTCGGTCGCCGTGCCGCTCAGTCCCCCGTATGTCTGTGTCCCGGCTGGCTTGCTGAGCCAGATTTGATCGACGATGTCTTGAGGGTCAGGACTCGGGGCGGCGATGCTCGAGATCAGCACCTCGATCGAGTGGGGAGGCAGGCCGAGGACCGGATCGGTCACCGACTCCACGTTCTCGAACACCGTGCACGAATCAACCCCCGTCACGGTGAGCATGTCTGCCCGGATGGCTTCGACCGTGCTGGCTCCCGGTAGCGCCAGACTCTGCTCGCGTCGCGTCCGTAGCTCTCGGTCTGTTTCCTCGTCAAGCCCGGGGACGATCGGTGTACCTGTGGTAAAGATCTGCGTCACGTCAGGTTGCGGCGTCGCAATGACCAAAGTTTCGCCCTGTGCGACGTTGCTATAGCTGCCCTCCGTCACTGCAATCGCCACAGTGATCCCAGCCAGGGTCACCGGCGCGACAGTCTCGAAGAGGCTATCCGGGTCACCGTCCGGGTAGAAACGCAGACCAGCCGGAATCGTCGCGCTCGGCGTACCGAGTAGAACCACCTCCAGCTCGGCCTTCGTCGCTATTCTGCGGATCGTGCCAGTCAGCGCCGCAATGTAGGATAGCGCTTGTCCGCTTGCCGTGTCTGGGTAGGCGCTGTGGTACAGCTCCTCGAGGAACTCCCACGCCTCCGCGAGCGCAGCCGCATAGATGCCGTTCAGCTGGCCGAGTACATCATCCGGCCCGACATTGAGGTCCGGGTCGATGTTGGCGAGCTGTTCGGCTTCGATGTCCGCTCGGATCTCGTCCACACTCTTGATCGTAATGCCCGTCGCCGTCAGTCCAGCCATACTAAATCTCAATCACAAAGGGGTTGTAGGTCAGCACTGCGCCCGTATCCATCACGGCGCGAAATGAGAGGTTCATCTTCCGGCTCTGCTTGTCGAGCGTGATGTCGAGTGATTCCACCAAGCTGATGCCGGTCGTGCTCAGGATTGCCGTCCTGAACAGATGCCGGAGGAGCAATAGGTTCGGTGCCTTCACGTAGACATCGCGGTAATAGGGAATCCCCTGAGAGCGATCGAGGAACCATTCCCCGAGGAAGAAGAGCAGGCGAACGCGCAGGTTTTGCTCTATTGCAGCCTCGTCGCGCACGATGTGCAACCGATGCCCCGTCAGGTCGAGGTCCCCGGACTGTCCCGTGTAGTTCAGAGCGATGTTACTCATGTCTCCGCCTTCACTTTGGAGCTTGCGGTGTTTCCAACGGTCGTGTATGGGGCGATGTGGCTGATGGTTCCGTTGGAGCACTCGATGCCAGCCAGGTCGTTCTTGATCTTCGTCAGCTCCGTCTCGACCTTGTCCTTGAGAGCCACGAACTGCTGCGCCACCGATGGCGACTGTCCGATGAC